TGATGTAAATATTGATTCAGGAACTTTGTTTGTTGATACTACGAATAACCGGGTGGGCGTAGGTACTACAAGTCCTGACTTTGAACTTGAGGTTGAAGAAAGTGCGGGTTCTCCAATAATACAAGTTAGCGATGGTACTCGTAAACTTCAGATGGGTTCGGATATTAATAACCCATTTATAGGTACAAGCACAGCCCACGATCTTAGAATTATTTCTAATAATACTGAACAAATGCGTATTAAGTCTGACGGTAAAGTTGGTATTGGTACTAATGCCCCACAAAATCCATTACATTTAAACGCTAGTGATTCTAGTTCGAATTACATTCAACTAACCAACTCTACGACTGGAACTACAAGTAGTGACGGAGCCGTAATTGGTTTAAGTTCTGCGGAATTATTAGTCCTTGCTAATCAAGAATCTAATGATATTACTTTACAAACATCAGGGGCAGACAGAATTAGAGTAAAAGCTGACGGTAAAGTTGGCGTCGCTACTACAGCTCCTGATGAGAAATTTCATGTAAAGAATGGAAATGTAAGAATAGAAAGTGCTGCTCCTAGTGTGCGATTTAGAGACACAACCCAATCTGATAAAAATATGCAAATTACTTGCGATGGATTGCGTCAAGATGGTTCTGATGCAAGTAGTACAGTTGAAGGTACGTTACAAATTCGTACAAACAACGATAACTTTGATAGTGGCTCAACTAAAGCAGCTTTTAGTCAATACGGTTTGCACTTATTAAATGGTTCAGCACTTGCTTTAGGTTCCGCAGATATTACTTCAGCTACCGCCCTTGATTATTATGCAGAAGGACATATTGTACCCACATTTTCAACAGGAGATAGTACATCTATAACTTTAAATGCTGGTGGAGCTAAAATAAGATATGTTCGTATAGGACGTTTAGTAACTCTTACAGGACGTTTACTTGTATCGTCTGGGTATGCTACAGGTTCAGAAAATAATCAAACAGCTAAAATTACGAACCTTCCATTTACTTGTCTTTCTGGGACTACTTGTACTACTGCTGTTCCTTTAATAGGAACTTTCGATGCGGGAGGTCCTTCAATTAGTGGTGCAATTAAAATAACACAAAATACAAAAGAATTAAGTATAGGACTAATGGAAACTAATAATTTAAATCTATCTAAAGGATCAACTTTTCTTAGAACTGGCGATGAATTGTTTATAAATATATCTTACATGGCTAATCCAACAGAATAATAAAGGAGTAAACTATGCCAACAAAAGTACAATACACGCAATTAAATGCGAGTACCGCTGATCAAACCGGTACAGTAAACTTTACAACGTTAACAGGAAAAACTTCTACTAGTAGTGCTAACGCTAATAAAATTCCTGTTCTTAATGCCGACGGTAGATTATCTGCTGAAGTAGTTGAAAGTCCTACGTTGTGTCAAATGTGGAGATTAAACGCTGACGTAACTACATCATTTGGATCTGCCTTTTTTGGAACAGGTATTGAATCCTGTGAAACAGCTCCGCAAACACAATATGGTATTAAAACAGCTACGCCTCCTACATCTTCCGCTGCGGCTACCGCAAACATTACTGGAATTTTAGACACAAGTGGAATACCTGCTGCATTGCATGGAGAAACTATTACTCTTATTGACGCTGCTGGATCTCCGGTAACTAAGACTTATAAGTTTATGAATAGTAGTACAAGTAACGGAGCCATTGATGGTGGTGATAGTACGATTCATATTGCTATTCAAGGAGAAACTTCTAAAGAAGGTTTAGTTGATAATATTGAACAAGCCGTAGAACATGCGAATGGTCATAACGGTTCTATTACTGTGTCACGATCAGGAGCCGCTTTAACATTAACTCAAGGAACTGCGGGTACTGCTGGTAACACTACTATTACTTTTTCATCTGGTATTGATACTAGTACCGAAATAAGTAAAACTAACTTTACAGGTGGGACAGATATAGGCACTTTTAACTTTCCTCAAACTGGTATTTATTTAGTTACATGTAATGCAATGGTTCAAAGAAATACTGCTGATGCGGCGTATGTAGGTGTTAACATTTATGGAACCGCTAATTACACATCCGCTCCAGCTACATTTACACGTTTAGCTGATGCTTATTGTTCACTTAAAACAGACGTTCACGCTGACCATCGTCAAACAATTCAATGCATGACTTTATTTGATTGTGTTAATACGGACACTCATAAAGTAAGATTTAGGCACGATGCAAGTGCAGCGGCTTTTGTTATGGGTAACACAGATGTTAATGAAACTACCTTCACTTTTTTAAGAGTTGGAGACACGTAATGAACGAAGAGATATTAGTGGCTCTAGGTAGACTAGAGGGTAAAGTAGATGCTTTAATAACTCGTCAATCACTTGTCGATGAAGAGTTAGCAAGACAAGAAAAACGTATACGTAGCTTAGAACAAAGTAAGAGTTACGTAATCGGTGCTGCTGCGATGGTCGGAGCCGCCGTATCTCTTTTAGTTAGATTTTTAAAATTGGAGAATTAAAATGATTACGCATAGATTTTTTACAACTGGTGGAGCAAACAAGTTAACTACAACAGACGCTTCCGCAGTTATTAATCCCCGTATGTCGGGCGAAACACGCGGTGTTAGAACTGGATTGTTTCACGCTCAAAATACAAACACAACCGCAAGCACGGTTAAACTTTATGGTTCAATGGACAATGCTACCGATTCTTATGTGTTATTACACACAACAGCTTCTTTAGCTTCTAACGGTACAGACGCTGATGCTGCCGTTGTAACTTTGTATCCATATATGTATGCTCAAGCAGGTACAGGAAGTGCTAGTCTTGTTGTTTACTTAGGAGAATAATTATGCCTTTATGGAAACCGAACGATCGTACTGATTTACATTTATGGTTAAAACCTGAAGATATACCAACAAGCGGTTCAATGAGCGTTTGGAAAGATTCTAGTAAAAATGCTTTTCCAGTTGAACAAGGAACTTCTGCGGATCAACCAACGGTTTCTACTACGTTAAAAAACGGTAAAAGAATGATTGACTGGGGAGATGCAAGTGACCACAACCACTTTACAATACCAGAAACTGCTGATGGTGGAGATAGTGCGTTTAATCTACCTATGGATGTTGCTGCCGATGAAGAATTTTATCTTGGATTTTTTGTTAAAGTAACAGCAAGTAGCACTCAACAAGTATTGTTTAGTCATGATACGAGTAGTTCTAAATCTGAATTAAGAATTAATGCGGACGAAAAAGTTGTATTTGGTGGTAGATCAGATTCAGGAGCTAGTACGGTCATAGGGCATGCAGATAACGCCATGTCGGATGGTGATTTCAAATGGATAGGAGCTAGGCGACATAGTAATGATACGGTGGCGTTGTTTGTAAACGATACTGAAGATACAACCGATAGCGACAGTAGTACGTCAGGCGGAACGTTGCAGGAAAATAGTCCTGTTAATATTGGCGTAAGAAGAGCTTCAGGTAATACTGCATCTTTAGGATGGCAAGGACTTATTTCTGAAGTTTGCTGTTTTCATGGCGATCCCGGTGCTGCCGACATACCAAGAATTGAAGGCTATATTGCTAATAAATATGGCATTAATGGTGATTTAACTGACACTACTTACAAATTTGGTCCACCTACAACTTGCCATTGCGTTGCTTCAGGTACATTAGCTACTACTTCTTTAAGTTCTAGTTTACAGAATCCATATGAATTGGCTCAAAATTTAAACATATACTGTGAACGGAGATAACAATGGAATTAAACTTTTTACACCAAGCGTTAACAGAAGAGTTAATGGCACGGCTGCAATCAGGAGAAGCTACGGCGTCAGAATTAAATGTTATTAGACAGTTTCTAAAAGATAATAATATTGATTGTTCTGAACAAGCGAGTGATCCGTTAAAAAACCTTGCTAAAACGTTGCCTTTTGAAGATCCGGATGCACCTATTAAAATAACGGGGTAAGTTATGCAAAGTATGGAAGAAGTCACCGTCCTTATTAAGGATGTAGGATTCCCTATTGCCTCTGCTATTGGTGCCGGAGCAGGAATATGGTGGATGATTTCATGGTTAAAATCTGCCCTGTCCGCAAAACTTGATGCACAATTTGGTATGATTGTTAAGTTGATAGACCGCATACGAATCTTAGATAATGATATAATCCGAATGGAAACAATGATTAGATTGATGAAAGATCTTGATCCCGACTACGAGCGGTTAGGTAAGCGAGATCCTGAAGATTCCAGAAAGGATTAAAATGTTATTTGAAAAAGAAGATGTTTATCCAGAACGAGATACCTCACTACCCAGTTGGAAAACTGTCGCTGAGCAACTAGCAAAGCGAGAAGGTACTGATAAAGTAATATCGGCAGGACACGCTCATGAATATTATCAACGAGCTGTTAGAAAACTGCGGACAAAATTGTCAAAAGACCCTTTAATCCAAGAATATTTAATGTCTACTAAAGCTTGGAAAGGGAAACAAAAGTAAACTTTTTATAGAAAGGAAAGTGCTATGCCTAGAGGAAAAGGAACTTATGGAACAAAAGTAGGAAGACCTCCTAAGAAAACTACCGCTAAAAAACCTAAAATGAAAGGTAAAAAATAATGGCAAAGAAGAAAACTTCTGCAAAGCGTCCCGGACTGTATGCAAACATTCATGCAAAAAGAAAACGCATTGAAGCTGGGTCTGGTGAGAAAATGAGAAAGCCCGGTACAAAAGGTGCCCCAACAGCTGCAAATTTTAAAGCCGCTGCTAAAACTGCTAAGAAAAGAAAGAAAAAGTAATGCCTAAACCAGCAAAAGGTAAAGCGAAAGTTAAAGTCGTTAAAAACCCCAAAACTGGTAGAACCCGTAAAGTAAGTTATGGACAGGCTGGACCCGCAAAAGGTGGGGGCAGTCGTGTAAAACCCGGTACAAAAAAAGGTGATGGATATTGTGCAAGGTCTTTAGAACAAAAAAAGAAGTACCCAAAAGCTGCTGCGGATCCTAACAGCCCCCTAAACCTGTCTAGAAAACGTTGGAAATGCAGCGGGGCTAAGTCACGTAAAAAATAATTATGGATAAACGTATACAAGATTTTAGGAACTTTCTATACCTTGCTTGGCAACATTTAGGACTTCCAGAACCAACGGCAATTCAATATGATATTGCTGATTATTTGCAACACGGTCCTAAACGACAATGTATACAGGCGTTTCGAGGCGTTGGAAAATCTTGGATTACGTCGGCATTCGTGTGTCACCAGTTATTACTTGATCCACAAAAGAATGTACTGGTGGTGTCGGCGTCTAAAACCCGTGCCGACGATTTCAGTACATTTACCCTACGTCTTATCAACGATATGGAGATGTTGCAGCACCTGCGACCAAAAGATTCACAACGTAATTCTAAAATCTCTTTCGACGTTGGACCCGCTGAACCTGATCACGCACCGTCTGTAAAAAGTGTGGGCGTGTTGGGACAGATGACCGGATCTCGTGCTGACATTATTGTTGCTGATGACGTTGAATCCTTAAACAACTCCGCGACGCAAACCATGCGTGACAAGTTGTCAGAGGTTATCAAAGAGTTTGACGCTATTTTAAAACCTCAAGGACGTGTTACCTTTCTAGGCACCCCGCAAACTGAACAATCTATTTACGCCGTTCTTCCAGAACGAGGGTACGAAAACCGTATATGGACTGCTAGATTCCCTTCTAAGAAGCAGGTTACGAAATATGGTACAGACCTTGCACCAAGTATCTCAAACGCCTTAGACGAAGACTCAGAGCTTGTAAATACTCCCGTAGATCCTAAAAGGTTCGACGCCATTGATCTAGCCGAGCGAGAAGCTTCTTATGGGCGTTCGGGATTCTTGTTGCAGTTCATGCTTGACACCTCTTTAAGTGATCAAGATAGATATCCATTAAAATTAACTGATCTTATTGTTATGAATCTAAACCCTGATAACGGTCCTGAAAAGGTTATTTGGGCAGCAAGTCCAGAATTAGTCGAACGTGATTTAGAATGTGTTGGCTTTAATGGTGATAGATATTATAGACCAATGGCGATTCAAGGCGATTGGATACCGTATCAAGGGTCTGTCATGGCGATTGACCCTTCTGGACGTGGTGCTGACGAAACTTCATACGCGGTGGTAAAGAATATTAATTCACAATTATTTGTTTTAGAAGCTGGTGGTCTGCGGAGTGGATACGACGAGTCAACATTAAAGAAACTTGTAGAAATTGCTAAAAGACAAAAGGTTAATCAAGTAATCATCGAGGAAAACTTCGGTGGTGGCATGTTTACACAGCTCATAACCCCGTTTTTTCGCAACGAATACCCTGTTGGTATTGAAGAAGTTAGACACAATATCCAGAAAGAACGACGTATTTGCGACACAATCGAACCAGTTACGTCTTCACACCGTTTAATAATCGATAGAAAAGTGATTCAAAAGGACTTTAAAACCCCGGATGTACATTATCAACTGTTTCATCAAATGTCCAGAATCACTCGTGACCGCGGTGCTTTACGTCATGACGACCGTTTAGACGTGTTATCAATGGCTGTACGGTATTGGAGCGATCAGATGGCGGCAGACAGGGACGAGGCTCTCGCTACACGCAAAGCAGAGCTTATGGACATGGAGATAGAACGGTTTACAGCACACGTCGTAGGGAGGCGTCCAGAGCCGTTAAACTGGATCTCTTGACGTATAGGAAAAAGGGGGTAAAGAATGGATGAAATAACCAGCGTACAGATAGGTCCAATAGACGTACCAATTAGTATAACGTTGTTGGAAGAACGTGTAATGGGTGAATATCATCATTCTCCTTCTCCGATAATAAAAATAAATCATAAAAGTTCTGGAATCGTAAAAGATATGACAATCTTTCATGAGGTTCTAGAAGCTATTACCGAGTTGTACGGTTTGAACTTTTCTGAACGTGATATAAGGACTCTAGAAATGTCGTTGTGTCAGTTTGTCAAAGACAATCCTTACGAGGTTCGGCAATGGGTTGAGCGGGTTCTAACTACCGTTTAATTTTGACAAAAAAATTTGAGAAGGTTATATATTAACGTCAGTCCTTAGTCCCCCCGAAGCCTATCAAAACCCGAACAACACCGAACAAGCGGACGGTAACCCCGTGCAAATTTTCGCAACGCGTGCGGACTATTTTTAAAATTTTGCGACG